CCTTAAGCCTATGCCTAAGGGGTTTCATCATTTTATACTATTATTCCCACTCGATGAAGTAGTGATTTTTCATAGTTTTGTATTACTTGCGAACAATTGATATAACAGTGTTTTATTGTATTCATCATTTGCATTAATTAACAACATTTTAAAATTTACGTATTCAATTACGTATTCATTCCCGTGTGCGTGAGATATTTATTATTAGTCCCAAGTAACATCAATACTAAATGATTTACCACCTAAGTAATTTTCACTAATATTTACGTTTTTCACACTTTTCGATTTAATATTGTTTTCTGTGTTCACTCCAGTTACTACCTTAATTTCATCATGTTCTGCTAAATAATCTTCAATTTCTTGTCTTATTGCCTCTTTTTTAGAAATATCATCTATTCCTATATTTCTTAATAAATTCTCATCTCTACCAAAAACTTGACCTTGTTCGCCTAAAAATTTTGTTTCTAACTTCATTTATTTATCTCCTTTAATTATGATAACTCTTTATCAGGTTGTTCTAATCTATGAATAACCATTTCGTATGCTTTTTTATAATCTTCATATTCTTTATCTAACCATGATGTGTTTTTATCGTCGTCCTGAACCATATTGCTAATGATATTATAAAATTTCTTAGCATCATCAACATATTCATCATTCAAAACTTCAAAATTTTCATGTGTGAAGCAGAATAATTCAATAATTTCTAAAGTTGAATAAATTTCATTCACTTGAATTACTTCTCTTTTATTGTAAGTATCAATTTCTGGATCAGTTATTGTTTCAAATAATTGTTTGAAATTAAAATTCACTCTTTCTATTTTTCCTTTTACAAAATCCCTATTCACTAAATTTATCATGTTATAAAATCCCCCTTTTCTTAATATCTTTATTATAGCCTATAAACACTTTTATAGATATACTATAATTTATGTTTATCAAAATTTTAAATAACCATAATTTTATGTTATACTATAGATGTACTATATAAATAGTACAAAATTTGTGCATTATGCTACCGTCTGTAGAAAACTTGCACAAGTGATCTTGATAATTTAAATTTTATTTTCTTGGTTACCACCGTACTAAAGACACGGTGGTTTTTTTATGCATTAATTTATAGTAGTAACAATCATCTCACAAAAATATGGAGGAACGTCATGTCCCCCCATTGCAATAACCTTACCGTATACCCACTTTATCATTTCTCGATGCAACACAAGTCATTTCCCAGCGCCTACTTATTCAACTGTAGATGCAAAAATTGTTAGTGTTTGATTTTTACCATTATCATTAGCTACAGATTTTATATTATATGTTTTACCATTATATTTTACATATTGATTAGCATTAATACCTTTTCTATATCGAACGATAAATCGTATTGGTGCTTCATTTGCTGTAAGTTGCCATATTTCATATTCTGCACCTTTCATAGTTTTTATATCTGCCCACGGTCTTGCAATTGTAACATTTGTACTATTCCCAGCCTCAGGCCCCCAACCTTCTTGTTTTTCAAAAATTTCAATTCTCGTATTAAAATGATATGCCATTTGTTTCACCTCACTTATATATTGTGTGGCGTCGTATTGTGCGACGTCGTATAATTTACAAACTCATACACGTACATGAATTTAGTTACAGACTCTTTTGTCTTTGACTGTTAGTCATTTTTGGATAATAGCTGTTACTCAATTTCAAGTAATAGTTTATTACGCCCTAACGGTTCGTTCAGTCATTTTATGGGGTAGCGTTTCACGACCCCCTTATCACATCGCTCTTAAAAACTGTTCATAACTATCAAATAGCCCCACATACGCATCTAACATGGACGCTGTGCCATCTATACGGCGTTTCGGTGATTGATTCTTAACTGGCACAATATTGCCGTTCCTATCTGTTTCTACACCAGTATTTGTTAAGCACCATTTAAGGATAGGATTGTTATTATAATTAATTTTCTTTTTCTGTAAATCAGCACCCATATTCTGCATTGGCAAGCTCAATGTTTTTGCGCCTTGTGGTGTACGTATCATCTTAAAGCCATAACTTTCCATTTCATCTACCCAATAACGGGCAGAATAATTATCGTAGTATATCCACAGTGGCGTTATATCGTAATCATTAAGCATTTCTAGGAACCAATCCGTTATATCTGAATAATCTATTGTATTGCCGTTACATAGCCTTAGTAAGCCTTGCTCGTGCCATTTATCATAGGGTATTTTGTCATCTTCTACACGCTCTTTTAAATTGTCATGTGGCAACCAATACATTTGATGTACATAGCGCTGTTCTGTTTCAGGATCTACAAATAGTAACGTGGCACAACTCAAATCCGTAGTTATGGACAAGTCGGCACCACCTATCGCATACCAACCTGCAAAGTCTTTTATATCAAATTTATCTTCATTGTTAATATGCTCAAATGTGAGCCATGCACTATCAGTCGTTTCACGTATATTGAAGTCTTTGGTTAAGATTCCCGTTAAGTCATTTGGATTATTCTTGGCACGTGCTACCTTGCGTTCTAAATCTTCAACTTTTTTAGATACACCTAATGCAGGATTGGACTTTTGCCATCTATCAGGCATTTTAAATTCTGCCTTATGATCTAATTCATACATAATAGGTAAAAAGTTATCATCTTCAAAATTGCCATCTACCACATTGCAAGCATACTCGTACAAGTCATCGAATATTGTGCCTCGATGTGTTCCTGCTGTTGTAATCATGATAAGTAAAGGCTGTGTACGTGATGACTGGGATTGTTTCATAACCTCATATAGGTTTCTGTCTTGGATAGAATGCAATTCATCTATAACCACAAGATGGGCATTTAATCCATCTAGTGAGTTTGAGTTTTTGCCTAGTGATTGCATTTTACTAAAGTTGTGCGCAAAGTATAAATCAGCCTTACGCTTACGAATATTTTTATTCAAATCTGGGCTTTGCTTAATCATTTCGTGAGCTTGGTCAAACAGTATATTAGCCTGGTCACGTTTCGATGCCACAGAATAAACCTCTGCGCCACTTTCACCGTCTGCAATCATCATATACAATGCAATGGCGCTTAACATCGTTGTCTTGCCATTCTTACGACCGACGAAGAAAAAGGATTCAGTGTAACGTCTGTGACCTGTTTCTTTATCTACAAATCCAAATAGCGCCGAAATATAGGCTCTTTGAAATAAGTCTAACTTTAACGGTGTACCAGCTAACTCACCTTTTGAGTGTCTACAAAAGGCTTCTATAAACTTAATCGGTCGCATTGCTTTATTTTCATCATATTTATATTTATCATGATGTTTTATATCCTGAACTAATTTCTGATATTGTTTTCGTACACGGTTAGATGTAGTGATATTACCACTTTTGATTTCTTGGTAATATTGTTCAATGTAATTAGGCATTAGTCACAAAATCCATAAACTCATTGGATTCGTCAGACTGTTCAGGAATTAGGGATAATAATTGCTTAACTGTAGCGTTATACTTCGTCACAGTTGTATTGTATGACTTCATAGCAGGGTTTTCTTTCAAAAATTCCTGTTCTCCCTGCTTGAATATATAGGTAGCACCATGTAGCTGTACAGTCTTTTTAAGCTCGTCCATCGTTTCTTTCATGAACATTAATTCTTCCAGTAGATCATAAGCCACTGGTTTATTAGCATGTTCTAAATCATCAATTTGTGTTTTAAGTTTTTCTAAGTTTATTGAATTATATAAATTTTTCATATAAATCTTCCTCTCTCCATTTTTAGGCGCCCCTAAACTTTCTAAATATCGTTTGGAGGATAATTTAACCCCAAGCACCGGTTTCCCGTTGCTCTTTTTTAAAAAATAAAAGTGGGGGGGTTAATTTTTGAAAATTATTTTTTATTTTTTGAAATTTTATTTTTTCGAGAATTATTTTTTAATTAAACTTCCTTTTTCGTCAAATCTTAAATCTTCATCAACTGCTGACGTTTGAAAATGTTCTTTGTTATGACAGTCGATGCACAATGCTTCTAGGTTATCCCAATTTAGGGTTACCGTTGGATCATTCACATTCTCACTATTCAACCACACCTTATGATGGCAGATTGTCGCTAAGTCCCCACATCGTTCACATATATAATGCTGTGACGACATATAACCATTCCTGCACTTAATCCACTTTCTACCTCTATAGAACGCACCTGATATGCTCTTAGCCATTGTATGAACGTCCTAATGCTGTTAATGATACAAGCAAGCCATCTATTGTACGCTTAAGTCTTTCACTGTCTTGTGTCTGTGGATCAAACCACAACTGTAATATAAACTTAGCTGTTGTTTGTGCTAATGGGTTCGTCTCTTTACCTTCGTCCCAATCTCTACCAGTTGTTAAGTATAAGTAATCTGGTATTGATTGAATAAGTGGTTCGATAATATCATCATTGAAATCATCATCAATCCTTAATGCGTTGCGCCCTTCTTCTATACTTATAATCATGTGTTCACTCCTTATGAATAAAGGACACCAGTTACAACTGATGCCCTAACTGTTCTATATTGTTTATGCTTTTGGTGCTGGCTCTGATAGTTTTACAAACGCATCTTCTACCAGTACTTGTGTATCTGCAATAGCCATTGCTCTATAATCTACTAAGCCACTACGGAATGATGATTCACGCGATTGTTCTAACATTAATCCTTCAGGTAAGTTATAGCCTACATATTGGAAATTGCCTAGCAAGATTGTGCCATCTTCTATATTGTCATCGATGACTACTTCCTTACCGAATATGTGACCTACACTTTCATTCTGTGCATCAGTGATAAAGATTGGACGTTGGTTGTTATCCATCACACCATACACAGTGTTATATAATGTAGCATTACTCATCGCAAACTTAGCACCTGCTGAATAGCCACGTTTTAATACTGCTAATGCTTTCGTGAAATCTGTGTAAGTGCCTGTAAGGTCTACACTATTTGAATCGTCCCATGTGATACCAGTTAAGATACCTTGACCTTGATTTTTACCTGTGCCATTCACAAGCGCATAATCAATTGTTTCTACAACTGCTGATGTTAATTCTTCAATCAAGTAACTTTCAAATGCAGCAATACTCATTGTCTTAGCTTTCACACTGATTGAGAATACTTTAATAATTTCATTACCTTCAAATTGTACAAATGCTGTAGTAGGGTTTTCAGATTCTACCTTAGCACCTTCTGTATGCCATGATGCTTTATCAGACGGTGTACCGATTGGAATACGAATCTTAGTTGGAATATTAAAATGTCTAACATGTCCGATTAATCCACCTTGTGTGCGTGCTTTAGAAATGACTTCGTTTAAAGTTTGTTCTGGTAACACGGCACTTGAATTACTAGATGATGAAAAACTATCAGCACGATGTTCGGCATCTTGTGTTTCCATTGCTGTATTGAATGTACGTTGTTCAATATCTGATAAGTTTTGTCCTAACATTTGTTTAAAGAATGCGCTGCGATATTCTTCTGAACCGAAGATATTATCTTTAGGTACTTCATTTTGTCCTTGAATTTGTCCACCTGTAATTGGGTTGAATGAGCGTTGTTGCACGTTGCCATCTCCTTTGCCTTCGTTGTTTTCTTTGTCTTTAATATTTTCTTTAGCTTGGTTTAAGCCTTCAATTTCTACATTTAATTTAATAATATCTGCATCAGGGTCGTTTTCGATTGTTCCTTTAATTTCCCCTGCACGTGTTTCGATTTCTTCTAAACTTGAGTTTCTATAATGATTAAATGCTTCTTGTACTGTATTGAACATATTATTTAATCTCCTTTGTAAATAACTTATTTAAGTTAATTTTTGCTTTTTGGTATTGCTCAAAACGCAATTCTGCGTTCTGTATCTGACTTCGAGCTTCCACACTAGCTTCTTGATACGCTGGATAGTTCACAATGGAAAACTCTAATACTTTATCAATTTTATTAATGGTTCTAGTTCTTGTATTCACATCGTAATCATTGCCTTGATTACTACATGTAAATCCGAAAGACATACCTGTCATATCGCCCCTGCTAACTGCCTGAAAGCAAGAGCGTGCTTCTTCCGTATCGGGTAATGTTGCCCTCATATGCAAACCAACCTCATCAGTCCATAACTCCATTGTCTTAGGTGACTTTGCTAATGGTATACGGTTCATATCATGTGACACTAAAAGCCGTGTATCATTAAGTTTTAAGCCATCTAATGCACTGCGTTTTATTACTTCTGTATATGTGCCTGTAGGTGTTTTAATGAGTGCAGGTTTATCAAAAACAATTGGTGTGCCTTCAAGTACCATTTCATTGCTTTGATTATCGGTACTAATCTGCGCTGATCTAATTTCCTTCATTTGTCTTATCCCCCTCATTATTCATCTGATAATTTTTAGCTAGTGTTTTTTCAATATAATTGAGTGATTGCAGACGTTCGTCACCGTCTTGGACACGTGGTAAGTTAAGTAAATCTAATGCTTGATTAATCGTAAGTACGCCAAGTGGTAACAATTCTTTAATCACATTCGTTTTTGATTTATTGCTTGCATATTGTAATCTTGATGATTCATAGATAATACGGTTCGCAAATGCTTTCTCACGTTCACTGAATATCTTTTCAGTTAATTCAGATGCAAGTTGTATAGAAAAAGGCTCAACAATTGATTCAAAGAATGCCTGCCAACTTTCTTCATCATATGAACCATTTACAATAGATTCATTAATGCCTAGATAGTCATATATCTTACGCTTAACTGCATCAACTTGTGACGTGTCTATTTGTACATCTGATACATTTAAAGGTTGATATTCCATTGATGTATCAACGGGTATCACACCACCATTATTCGCCATCGTAAGATAATTATTCATAAATTCTTCTTTAGCTTCTTTTAACTTACTTGGACTTAAAGCCTGTGTATACTTCACAATGCCCCGTATTTGAGCTGAATTTTTAATCGCCTCACGCATGCCCTCATTTTG